AATATACCGCAAAATTTGTGCAGCTATTCCGCATAGCTTTACTCAATCCCATAAATCATAACTGCCAGCTCCTTTACTGCTGCCGTAATCCAGCGTCTTGGTGTATCTTTCCCGGTATTCAATTCTTTCTCAATCTGCTCGTATGTATAGCCCTGCATGTAATACATACACAACGCTGTATACTCTTCCTCTCTTTCCGCCTGCTGCCTGCGCCGCTGTATCTCTTCCAGTGCCGCCGTAATATGCTGTACTGCTGCCTCTGTCCTCTGTTTGCTCTCTTCGTCTGTTGTGTGCTGCAAAAAAAATTGTGCATCTCTGTACTGCTTTAACATCGCCACCGTTCTGTTATACTGCTGCCTCTGTATCTCTTTGTTATTTCCCATGTACCGCTCCTGCCTTATCGTCTTTGTACTGCTCTGCCACAGCATTAAATGCCTGCGCCTGTCTGCCAAACATCTGCGCCAGTGCATCGCATATGTTCCCTGCTGCGGTAAATACTGCCTCTGTAAATGTTTCCATTGCCTGCGTTATCTGCTCCACCGATATACCAGCGCAAGGCAAGGACTGTTGCGCCCTTGCCTTTCTTCTCTTTCGCTTATCCATGTATGCAGGTGGATTATATCCGTATCGCTTTTTATAATTCTTTTTCCACTGTCTGTGATTCATACCATCGCCTCTTTTCTTCCCTGCTCCAAAATACCTTTCTTGTCTGTATTCCTGCCTCATTCAATTTTTGATATATTTCTCTTAACTGTTGTCTTTCGCAATCTTCCCTTGCAGTTCTTGGTGGACTTGAATAGTCTAACGGTGTCGTTTCGCTAAAAAGCAACACCCGTAAACATTGAGCTGTGGTTGCTCCCATTTGTCTGTATGTTCCCATTGTCATGTATGTTTTTTGCCATATCCACAGCTCTATCCCCAATGCCTCATTGATTTTGCTAAATAATTCATCAAGTGTCGGTTGCCCTATTTCTCTATGCTGCCATTCGTATTCTTGTTTTATTTTATCCTCTATCACGCCTCTGCTCCTTTGGTGTCCGTTTCGGACACAATGCCCATTACCTTGATTGCCATAATGCAGTACCCCTCTGCAAGTCCTGCATATTCCTGTAACATATACGTTACCTCTGCCTTTATGATTCTTCCTGTTTCCTCTCCGTTCGTGTACTCTGCCAGCTCTAAAATATCGCCCTGTTTATAGCCCCTTTCATTCTTCCGCAACTCAAATGGCTTTTTGCCGCTTGCCACATCTTCAAAAAACATTTTGGCTAATCTTATTCTGTGTACCTTTTGCTGCTTTGCTGCATCACTTGGCAGATGCTCCATTTTTTCATCGTCTGCCTGCTGCCGCAGCTTCGCTTTTGTTTCCCGGTCTATTTTGTCCTGTTCTTCGCTGTACCGCTGTTCGTCCGTTTTTTCTGCCTCTGCCTTATTCTGGTATTTGTCGCACTTCTGGCATGTCCCCGTTTTTACGTTGCACTCTGAATAATACAGGCATGAATAGCACAATGATGTAATGCTTTCCGGGTGTGCTATTTCGTAATCGTCCCCCGGTCTTGCATATTCCGGCTTATCTGCCTTTTCTGCTGCTTTCTTTTCCGCAACTTTCTGTGCAATCTCATTTGCTCGTATCTCTTTCCCGGCTGCTGCCTGCTCTGCAATTTCCTTTTGCTCTTCCTCTGACAGCTTCGCAGCCTCGTACGCTGCCGTTACTCCAATACTGCCACTTTTTAACTGCTCTTTGATTTCCGGCGTTGCATTGTTGTTGATACTTTCCATACGTGCTACGTTTGTGCTGCTTTCGTTCAGCATTGAGGCTATCAGATCACGCATTTTTCCTTTAATCTCTAATCCATCCTCTTTCTTTGCCCGGATAAGTGCCACCTTGGTTCTCTCTACCAATCTCGTTTTTTCGTATGCCGTCAGCTCCTGCGTATATCCATTACCAGCCAGCAACGATAACTCATACATAGCCTCGCTCATATCCTTTGAGCGGAAAAGCACTTTTTCATACTCTTTATGTCCCCGCTCCAAATTCAGCTTGTTTGCTTCGTTACGTCTGTGCCCATCAATTATGCGGTATTCTCCGTTTACCCTTGCCAAAACCGTTGGCTGCTCCTGCCCTACGTGTAAAAAGCTGTCTGCCAGTTCTTCTATGCCCTCTAACTTCTGGTGCGTGTTTTCTTCGGCTGCCTTTACCTCATACGGGCTTAAATAAATTTCTTTGTATCCCTGCGCCTGCTGCCCGGCTGCCTTTGTCTTTGCGTTCAGAATATCGTTAATGCCAAACTTTGCCATATCTTTTTACCTCGCTTTTCCTGTGTATGCTGTTACAAACTTCTTGTACCCCTGCGCTGCTGCACAACATGGGCTGTACTCATAAATGGGTTTTCGCAAAAATGTGTTTTCTGCTACTTTCTTGGAATATCGGATAATCCCCAAAATATTAAAATCTGTGTTCTGTTCCAACCATTCTACGCCTGCTGCCTCTCCGTCTGTGTTCTGGTATGACGTAATCAAAACACCAGCCAGCTTTAATGCCGGGTTAAATGCTTTTGCGTCCTCTATCTGCTCTGTGACAATATCCAGCCCCTCTAATGCGTCCTCGTCCACCTTTACAGGTACTATTACCTCGTCCGTGATTGCTAACGCATTTACAACATTCAGCCCGATATCTGGCGGGTTATCAATGATGCAGTAATCATATTTTCCGTATACGGTGCAATCTCCGTAATACTGCACTTTGGCGTATACCAGTGCTTTGTATCTTTCAATCTGGTTTTCGCTGTCCTCTTTGGTTAAATTCCATGTAGCCCCAAACAATGACATATTCGCCGTTACAATGTCGATGCCCTCATACTCTGTATGCTGTATCAGTTCGTCTACGCTGTCCCAGTCCCCAGCCAGCAACTTTGTAACTGGTGCTATGTTCTCTGCATCGTATCTGCTGTACGCTTTGCTTAAATTGCCCTGCTTGTCGTTGTCAATCAGCAATACTCTGTAACCTCTCCTGTAAAGCTCATATGCTACGTTTGCTACCGTAAAGGTCTTTGCTACGCCGCCTTTTAAATTTAAAACGCTAATCACTCTCATACTTTTACCTCTTTCGTGTTTATTCTTCGCTTTCCATTTCCTGCAATACTGCTGCCGCTTTGTCATTGTCGGCTTTTAATAAATATTCTTCTATCACTTTTGCCGCTTCATGCCAGCCGTAACAGATCACTGCATAATACCCTTGGCTGTTTAAAAACTTCTGCCACTTTTCTTGGCTCTTTGTAGCCTTGTTTTTTCCTGCTTTCAGTTCGATGTACAACCCATGATATCCATTTCTTGCCACTGGTAAGCAAATATCCGGCACGCCAGCTTTTACGCCTTGCCTTTTCAGTGCTACCGCTGTCCTTTTATCTCTCTTTCCCCCGTTTGGGATATGGTGCATATATTCAAGTTCCGGCATACAGTCCATGTGGTATGCTGCCCACTCAAATAATGCCTCTTGATGCCCGCTTTCATCGTCAAGCCTAAAATTTCTCATTCTTTCTCCCCTTTCCTCGTTTTACTTCCAAACGGCATAAATCGTAATACTCACACCACAGGCAGCAATGTTTGCACTGTTTGCCCGGCTGAAACAACCAGTAAATAATTTTGTCAGTCATGCTTTTCTGCCCTCTCTATCCGCTCACTGTTTCTTTTGGCGGCGGCTGCAAGTGCCATTAACACCATGCCTACAACCACGCCTGCCATAAATATTGCAATCGCAGCTATCACAATCATACTATCGCCCCCTTTCATTCCAGTTTTACCAGCGTGTACCTCATGTACCCGTATCCGTAGTATTCCGGGCTATGTACTCCTTTGCTTACGCTGTCTTTATCCACGTAGTAACCCTTTATCGCCGTTGGCTCTGATTTGAACCATGCACGATCTGAAATTATTCTTATTTCCGGCTCTGGTCTTACAAGGTTTTTGCTGCAATTCCAACGCTTGCCCTGCAATGCTCCCTCGTCCTCTGTTCTGTGCGTATCTGTGTACTTGATAAAATAACTCGCCAGCTTTGCATAGTTTCCAGAATCATCTAATGGGAATACTTTAACCCGGTTATGTCCCTCATACGCTTTATACCAGCACCGTTGCAAAATCTCTGTATCAATCTTGTTGATAACTAAATGGTGGTGGCGTGCCCCTCTTTTACCAATCTCCATAACATGCACATATTTAAGCTCTATGCCTGCCTTTTTGCACTCTTTGCGTAACTCACGTAAAAAAATATCCATGTCCTTACGCATCTGCTCCCTGCTTCTATCCGGCTGTCCCTTTTTCCGTATGTAGTCCAGTTCTAAGTGATAATCCCCATATCCAAAATTGGCATTTAACAGTAATCTTAATTTTCTCTCTGCTGCTCTGGTATTAACCTTTTTTTGCTCTTCCTTGGTTGGCTTTACTTTGTCCCCTCTCTTTATACCCGGTTTTTTGTATCTGCTGGTAAAGTAACGCTCTACCTCTATCGTCTTTCCTGCTCTTGTAACTCTCTCTACATACGGCATATGTTTTACCTCTCTTTTGTCGGATAGTTAATACTTTTATCAAGTGGTAAAGCAGGCTCTGCGCCTGCAATTTCCTTGACTTTTCGCCATATGCCCTTTATACTTTTGTTAGACAAATTGTTAAGGCTTATAGCTTTGCCCCTATGGTATTCCAGTACCGTAGGGGCTTTCTCTTTTCATTGTTTCTTTTCCTCTCTGTATGAGGTGTAAATAAGGCGTGAGTGCATATGTATTGGCTTGCTTTCGCCTTTCTTGAAATGGTCTGTACATTCCCAGTTTCCCAACCTTTTTAATAATCCACGTTTCCTTGTGCTGAAATGGTTATACGGGTATGATGTCAGCCATACATAAACTGCGCCTGCGGTCTGCTTCTCTGCGTTCCACTCTTTTACGCCTATCTGTTCCCGGTCTACCTGCACAAAATCAATGCCAGCGGCTTTTAATTGCCTCTCGGCTCTCTTAAAAAACCGCTCTTTGTCCTTTTCTGTCCATGCAAATTTCATTCTGTGCCTTTCCCGCAATTATTCTTACATCTTGCCATTTCCCGCCCAGCAAGCATACTTACCAACTCCATAAGTTCATCTGCGCCCTTTTCGTCAATAAACTCACATCTAGTACAACATGCGTTATATCCACAGATAGCGTCAAATACAGATTGTACCTCTTGACATGTACCGCAATCTTTCAATGTTTCAATCAACCCCACTAGCCCGGTAATTGCCTTTATGCCCAGTTCCCCGCCTTTTCCATGTATCGGTATTGATATTTTCTGTGCTTTTGCTGTGCGTTCTCTGTTTAAAATGATTCTGCTTTTCATTATGTCTAATTCCTTTCTACTGTTTCCGGCTGCCACCATACCTGCATCTTTTCTACCGATACCTCGAAAGTGGTTCTTTTCTCTTCTGATTCTGCGTTATTATCGCCGTAATGCTTTTTCACATACTCCCGGCTCTGTAATCTGCCTGTAATTTTTACAATCGTGCCTCTTTTGTACTTTGCAATCTCGCTGGCGTTCTCCTGCCAGAAAATACATGGAATGTGTACATTTCCACCCTGTATGCAGTTTTCCACTTTCAGCATTACATCTGCAATGTGTTTTCCCCTCGGTGTTTCTCTTACTTCCGGGTTATTCACAATTTCCGCTGTTAATTGCACACCGTTCTGATATTCCGGGAACTCTACCGTTGCAACATGATCTGCAAGGATAAAAACAACCGTATGCCCGCTTTCTGCATTTATGGCTTTCTGCAAAATGCCCGTTGCCATAATATCCCTGTCTAATAATGGCTCTGCATCTATGCCCTCATTTTCTTTTAACGGTACGGCTACAATCACTGTATCTACTGCGCTGCTCTTTCTCGGTACACATACCCGCAGCACTGCATAGCGGTTTTCTGTGTCATATCCACATACCCCGCTTGTTACCTCTGCCTGCTTTACCGTTCCCATGATTCCGGCAAAATTTTCATTGTTCATTTTCTGTTTGTTCTCCTTTCCGGGTGCGGGGGAAAAATCCCCCGTTCCCCCTTTACTGCTCCGCAGCCGCAGGCATTTCACAAGAAAGACCGGGCGCAATGCTCCAGCTCGCACTGCCAGCGGCGTTGGACACGTCCACGCAAGCCCCGCAACGCAGCCCGACGCTGCAGCTGCCGCCCACAAGAGGCACAGCCACAATTTCTGTATCTACTGCCCCGCCGTCTGCTGCATATTTATGGCTTGTCCCATTAAATGAGATTGGCAAGCGTCCGTATGGTGTCATTACGGTTTTATCTACATAGCCATAACTCCAATCATTCCACATATAGCGGTATACGTCTGTATATCCCTCTCCTGTAAAGTTTGGCTCTCCATACGGCAATACCTTTACAATTCCGTCTGCACAGATCAGCTTTGTTAAACGCTCCCATTTATCGCCCCACAATGCCTCTGTGTGGAATACCTTAACCTGTGTTCTGAAATCCGGCGTACCGTAAAACTGCCCTTTTCCGTTTAATGTTCCTGTGGTTGCTGGCTGCCCGGTTCTGCTATTTCCCATTCCGTAAGCCGTCTGCAAATCGTCTGTTTTTGCCATAATCTTTAACAGGCAAATAATATAGTTCCATTCCCACCATGAACTCATAGCCCATTTATCGCCGTTTGCTTTGCAAACCTCGTTTTCCTGCTCCGCTGTCATATCTCCGATAGTCTGACAACCACTAAGGCTACGGGCTACATTGCCAACCAGTGACGGCGTATAAATGTGTCTGTAGAATCCGGCATTTAACGTGCCGTCTTTCCCTGTTCTGTGGTATGCGTTGTATGCAGCATCGTATTTTACGTTGCTCCAAATGATATATTCGTCTGTAGCTGTTTCGTACTGGCACAGCCAGCCGCCTTTAAAAGCGGACATTGCATTACCTGCATAATAAATATCTGTAATATCGCTCTTTGTCCCGTCCTCTTTCAGTTCGTAATTGTCCGGGTTTAATCTGTAGTCCTCTGCGCCGTCAAATTTAACCATGCAAGGGTAGTTATTCTTTACAAATTCCACACCGCCCCAGCTACCATAGTTAAATTTCCCCTCTACAAAATCCATTACCGCAGGTATCATGCCTGCGGCATCGTACAGGTATGTTACCCGCTTGTTGCTGTCCTCTTCATTTTTGTTAATCTTAATTCCAAACCGTACAGCTCTTTCTATTGCTGCCATTGCTTCACTCATACTTTTTTACCTCGTTTTCTCATATAAAAAATGTGTAATACAGTGTCATTGTCAAATCACTAAATTTATACTGTGGGTGTTCTCCCGGCTCTAATGGTTTCATTAACCCCAGCTTTTGCCAGTCCTTATGCCGGATATCCGGCACTACTGCAAAATCCTTTACCTCTGCCTGCCATATCTCTTTACTGATCTGGCTTTTATCTTCCCGCAATATTCCCAGCCAGCCTATGTATATGTCTGCCTCACTGGTTTCGTACCTGCTGCCCTTGCCTTTAACAATGCGTATTCTTGTTATGTTGTGTATTGGCTCTATGAATTGCTCTAATGTCATTTCTTTATTTCTCTGGCATTTCGTATATTCTTGGTATTTCCGCTGCAAATGGTGGAAATGCTGGTGCACCCTTTAAAAATCCGGGGCTACCCTCTGAATATAAATAAGAAACGCTTACTTTCTGTATTTCGTCTATAATCTCTAAACACCGCTCTTTTGTTTCGTATGTTCCTATTTCTTCTAACACTCCGTCGGAAATAAAAATACTGTGTGTTTCTTTTGGTTCTTGCCCCTTTTTGGCTCTTGCTGTTGCACTTCCATACTCCACACATGCGTAATTTCCACCCAGCCTATACAGCTTTTCTCTGTCTTGGCTTCTTATGTACATGCTACTCACGTTTTTCCTCTCTTTCTTTTACTTCCCAATAATAAGCGTCCATTATCCACATTTCCTTGCTAAAGGTAAGTGATAATGCTATCGGCATGAAAAATGCTGAAATCGTGATAATATCCAAATCCAAAAGAGGTGCAAACGGTGTTACAATTACCAACACCGCAAATGTCGCAATCCCACATAATTTCTGCTTAATGAAATATCTTTTTCTTCTGCGTCTTTCATGTTCCCGTTGCTGTAATTGTTTTTTTGCATAATTCATGCCGTTATAAAAATCTTTTGTGCGTTCCATACTTTCCTCTCTTCCCGGCGGTGCTCTTATTTTCATATTGCCCACGCTCCTGTAGTGGCTTCGTATGCTGTGTTGCCCCTTTTCACATTAAAAAGTTGCCTAAAACCTGTTGACCGTCCACACGCTCTCTAGCTGGCGTGCCCACTGCTCCAAATTCACAGCACCCAGCGTGCAGTTGTTCGCCTGCTGCCACGCTGTCGCAGGTTGCCACGTTCCTGCTTTCAATGCGCCGTATGGGACTTGAACCCATGACTTACCGCTTATGAGGCGGTTGCTCTAACCAACTGAACTAACGGCACTCGTGCGGCTCATTGCCGCCTGTTTTCTGTTTCTCCCAGCAAGATTTTTCTAAACATGCTTTCAAATATTGTTACTGGTATACTGTTTCCTGCCTGCTTATAAAGTGGCATCGTATAGCGTCCCTTTCTTTTATGGACTGCTGCCGCTGCGTAAAAATCGCTGTCGTTATACCCCTGTAATCTCCAACACTCCAACTCTGTTAAATATCTATACCTACCGTTTCCCATATCAATAACCTGCGCTGGTGTTCTATCCTGCCTTGTTGTTATTGTGTATGCGAAATCTTTTATAACCGTTGCTCTCTTAATACCTTTGTTTCCGATCACGTTTAGTACACTTGGTTGCGTTACGTCATATTCTTTCGGTGCGTCCTTTAATAAGAAATCATCAATATTTTTCATTGGTGTTCTTATCAAATCGTCAAACTCAAATCTATCTGTGCCCAAAATTGACACTGTAAAAACTCTTTCTCTCGCTTGTGGTAATCCAAATTCTCTAGCATCAAGAACTGCATAATTGCTTGTATACCCTAACCTACTCATTTCCTTTATGTATCTGTCATGGTTCGCCCTCATGTGTTTGCTTCTTACGTTTTTGACGTTTTCCCATATTACATATTTGGGTTTCCATTCTCCCATTTGCTCTATAATATGAATTGTTTCCCACATAAGACTGCTGCGTGTTTCACTACCCTCATCTGCTCCCTTTTGGTGTCCTGCTATACTAAAGTCTTGGCAAGGGCTACCATGAATTAAAATATCTGGTTTTAAATTCCAACCTACTACGCTCTGTGTTTTATATTCCAATTCATTTGCAAACATTGCATTATATGAGCGCACTGCCTTTTCGTCTATTTCCACATAATCAATAGCTTTTACGGGAATGCCTATATTTCTTAATGCGCATCTTGGGCTACCTATTCCACCAAATAACTCTAAAATTTGTACCACTGTTTTTCCTCTTCTTTCGTAATCGTGTTTATAATGTTTCCTGTGCTTTTTCTGCGCTGTATGTATCCGGCGTTGCTCCGCAGCGGGCGTACTCCTTATAAATCGTATCCCGGTGTACTCCTAAAGTAGTTGCAATATCCACCACCCTGCTGCCCGCCCGGCTCATTTTCTCTATTACTTGCCTATCTTCATAGCGCAATCTTTTGTATTTTCTTGCCACCGTTCCCGCTCCTTTCTCTTGAAATAAAATAAGCGCACAAGAGCTTTTTACACTCTTGCACGCTTTCTTTTCTCGCCGTAAATAAAAAGAAATCCGGCAAGAGATTTTTAATTTCTCTTGTCGAATTTCATTCTAAAACTTATCTTTTTTTCTCTCTTTTTCATTTCAGCTCTCTTTTTCATTGACAAAACGTCTAAAAACCGATATACTTTTAGATACCGTGCAGCCGGGGAGATAGCGGTGCCCTGTACCTGCAATCCGCTACAGCAGGGGTGATGCCAAATCTGAGGGGCTTTCTTTGCGGAGCTGCCCTTTATAAGTGGCGCTGACGTCTGGGTCTTGCGCAACAGAACTCTATGAACCGTGTCAGGTCAGGAATGAAGCAGCACTAAGTAGAATCTTCTGTGTGCCGCGAGGGTGCCTGGGCCGAGTTAACTGTAGAGGTAACGTCCGTGAAGGGGTTTCGAGGTGCGGCGCACGGTGAAAAAGAATAGAATAACCTCCACTGTATCGTCATAAGATGAAAGAGACGATTGCAGCGGAGGTTTTTTTGATGAGTTATTGGATGATGCATATAATGGATGCCTACGGGTATCTGGGGATAGCCCTCCTCATTCTGGTTGAGAACCTGTTCCCCCCTATTCCCTCCGAAGTCATACTGACCTTCGGCGGCTTTATGACTACATATACGAAGATGAACATTATCGGTGTTGTGCTCTCCTCCACTGTGGGCAGTGTGTTCGGAGCCATCCTTCTATACCAGATCGGCCACCTGGTCCCCCGGGAAAAGCTGGAATCTCTTCTGGAGGGCAGGATTGGGA